TGGTGTCGGTGATAGCGGTGAGTTCAGTTCGGGCGGCGGGAATACCAACTTTAGTTCCGGTGGCGGGTCTTCTGGTGGTGATGATGATAGTTCTTCAAGCGGCACCACCTTTGGAGTAGGCGGTGTTTCCAAAACAGGTTCCACAGCGGCAGACGCGGCAATCGGTTGGACCTCTGGTGCGGGTTCAGGCACAGCCGGTAGTAACTATGAAGCATTACAAAATGCTACAACATCTGAAGTAGACTATGCCCGGTCTATGGCTGACCAAGGTGCATCTGTAGGACAGATTGCAACATTCCTAAACACAGGCACAGACCCGTTTGCTACAGCACAAGGCGGTACAGTAAATCAAGGCAGTAGCATCGGCTCTGTTATTCAAGGCGTAACACAGCAAGCTATAGGTCAGGCCGGTTATACATCACCTTCTATAGCCAAGCGGTCTTTCGATAATACATCAGGCACATTAACAGGCGGCGTGTCAGGTGCCGCTGGTGCGAGAGCAGAGGGTTTTGAAAACGAGGCTTTTGAAAGTGGTGCTAACGGTAGCGTAGAGTATGGAGAAATACCTTCGCAGACCCTTGAGCGTAGTCAGCGTCAGCAAAATCTTCAGGAACGCCTAGAGAGACGGGGCGATAATTCATTTGAAGTCACAGGTCTACGAGAGGCTTTGATACCCGGCACGAGCATTGGTAACAGACCCGGAAGGTTTTATCAGGGTAGTGGTGAAGCAGACCCAAGCAAAGAGAGAGCGTTCAACACCACTAATAGCGGTTTGATGGCAAGCGAAAGCGGTGCCTTTGGCTTATTAGATAAAGAAGGTATGAAATCGTTAGGCGAAGAATATGGCGTACCGGGTCTAGAAAACATGAACCCCAGAGCGCAGATGGTTAATCTGTCTCAAATATTTTCCGCTAATCCTGATATTAAAATCGGTAGAGCAGATCAGAAATTAGGCGGTCAGGCTGTCGTTCGCAATCAACAGATTGTAGATTACAACCCAGACACCGGCTCTTTCATGGTTGAGGGTGGCAGTAAAGGTTTCCTTGGAAGTGATTTAGGTAAAGCCTTTAGTTTCTTTGCACCGGCTGGCGTGGCTTCCACAGCAATGGGTTTAAGTGGCACAGCAAATAATCTTAAAAACGCCGTGCTAGATAAGGACACTGCAAGTGTTTTTGGCACGATTGGTTCTGTTTTTGGTTTGCCTATTGGTCTTGGTATTACCGGCCTAGATTATGCCGGAGTAGATGTAAACCGGTTCTTGCCACAGCTTCCTACAAGTAAAGCGCGGAACCGTTCAGTGTTTACGGAAGATACAGGCGGTGATGATAATACAGGCGGCGTGACTGCACCACAAATTCCCTATAATCAGCCAATCAATAATGAGCGTCTAATACCAGACACCGCCCCGACAGGCTTGCTACGCCGTAAGCGTTTGCCGGGTCAAGATGTATACGGCGTAACCACAAACGATTTTCCGTTTCTAGCCATGTCTGATGAGTTGAATACTTCAGGTTTGGGTGGGGGCAAAGGTCGCGGTAGGGCTGGAAGAATTCAGCAGAATAGAGGTAGATAGCCATGAGCATCTTTAAGAAAATTAGAAACTTCCTTGGAAAGGACGAAGTACGGGCTGGCCTAGCTATAGGTAGTGGTCTTGCTGGTCTGGGTGCTTTCGATGGCATGAAGTACGGTGGCGCACTGACAACAGGTCTGGGTGGTTTGAATGTCGCTTCTGGATTGTCAGCCGGTGGCGTTTCGGGCGCATTACAAGCTGGTCTTGGAGGTTATGGCCTAGCACAAGGTATGGGTAAAGTTGGCACCTTCCAAGATACCTACAAAAGTATTTTTGGGGGTGGTAAGCAATCGTCTATTACCGGACCCACACCACGGCCTAGTATTGCAGATACATCCATAACTGGTGGTGGACCTCAGTCTTTCACAGACCAAGCACAAGCATATAATTTTGCTAACCGTTCAAGTATTCCTAACTATGCTTACGAAAGCCAAAGGAACTTAAATATAGCTGGTGATTTAGATGCAATGCGTCAGGGCGGTATGAGTGATGCTGATATACAGCAATATCTCAAGGACAGCCCACGAAAGTTTGGTGGTGGCTTCCAGCCGCAGTTTGGTGTGCAGAATACAAACACTAACGCCACGCAGTTTGCAAATGTCAGCGGCGCAGTAAACACCGGTGGTGGTCTTCCCAAAGGTCCGGGCGGTCTAGTTAGCTTTGACCAGATGGCTTCAGGTACTAATCAAACACCTAGTATGAGTAATGCTCAGATATTGTCGGCAAACCAATCGGCAGTAGGTACAGGCGGCGGCGCGAATATGTCTGTACCCGGCGGCTCCGTATTTAGCGGTGCTGGTAATCAAATGGCCGCAAACAGCAACCAGATGATGGTGACCGCTGGCGGTAAGAGTGTTCCATCCTTCATGGTTAATGGTCAGCAAGTCGTGATTGGTGAGAACGGTTTGATGCAATCAGCCGCTGACTGGGTAAAACAAAACACTGAAGGCAGTGGCTTTAGCTTCAAAGGCGTGATGGACAACATCGCTCAGAAAGCTATGGACGACCCAATGCAAGCATTTTCTGTAGGCGCGGCTTTGGTTACAGCTTTTGCTGAAAGCCCACAAGAAGAAGCCGCACGTCTTTATGCGGATGAGATTGCCCGTGTCCGGGCGCAGACCGACCCGAACTCGGACTTCGGTCAAACATTCATGTCTGAGTACACCAACCAACGTCAGACTGAACTGAATCAACAGTATGCTGATGCGAAAGCTAACTGGGTAAGCTCTATGGCCGCGAGAGGTCTCACCAACAGCACCATTGCTACAGAAGGTATCACTTCATTGGATGCTAAGTTTGCTGAACTACAATCCAAGTTGCCTATGGATGCAATGGCGGCTCTTCAGCAATACCAGAACAACCAGTTCAAGAACTTGAACTTGGGTTTAGGGCCAGCCCAAGCACAGGCAAAACTTATGGCCAGTCAATCTAATCCATTCTCATTAGCCTCGAAAGGCGCAGTCTCAAGCGTAGGGTCCTGATATGTCTAGATTTATGACAACACTCGGCAACCTCGGCCTGTTAGCTGGTCAGTTGGATGCCGCCGGTAAACAGAAAGAAGCCAAGCAAAGAGCGGCGGCTGAAGAGCAACGCCAGTTCAATCTTGGACTTACATCTAAATATGACATTGCCAAATTCAATCAGGACCAAGCAAACAAACGAGCCATACTTAACTTAGAAGGTACGCTTGGCGGGGCCATGATTAGGGCTAACGCAAAAGGTCAGGCGAACCCTTTGAACTTGGGTAACATGTCTGCACTCAATGACATGATTAATACGTCTGTTCTGAACTACTCAGGAGCAGACGGCCAACCTCTGTTTAGTAATGATGCCTTTGATGGCAATGACCTTGGCGCAGATTATACAGGGGTCTTCGGAACAATTACTGGTTTAGTTAGAGACCAAGTCTTGTCAGGCCAAGTTGGCAATGACCCTCAGTCCATTAACAAAGCCATCAACGATGCTTTAAACTTACTTTCGCCACAAATAAACAAACAGGATAGGCCGGGTGTCTTTACAGGTGATGATTATCTCTTAGGCTTTGGCGGGGAAATGGGACAGTTTGTAAGTTCTTTCCGTCAAAAGGTTATGCAAACACCACCCGGTCAAAGAGGCGAACTTATTAACGATTTAAGAACTTCACTTACAAATCGCGGTCTTTCATCGACTGTCGCTAATCAGATTATCAGGCTTATTCAACAAGGCTTATAAAAATGGCACCAAAAGTACCGGGTCTTTTTGCTAATCCAACCACCGGCTTTGGTGGTATTGGTGCAGACAAACTACAACAGGCCAGACAAGACTTAGCTAACTACCAAGCACCTCAGATAGACAGAGAAAGACTTTCTGGCTTGATTGAGGGCATTGGTGGCTTCCAGCAAAAGCAACAGCAAAGAGCTAGAGGTTTTGACCTGTCTGAACTTTCTCAAGAGTTTGGTTTAGACACAGACATCCCAGTCACAGACATGTCTGGTCCAGACACACAAAGTGCGTTTAGTGAATTTTTAAGTGACACTATGGCGGCGGCTGACCAAGGCTATGGTGACATGGGCTTTGGAGCATCTCTTATCTTGAATGATAATGAAACCAACATGATGGCTCTGGAGCAAAACTTTCAAAGAACTATAACTGCTCCCCCTGAAGAACTGGGCTTTGACCAAAACAGCTTATCACGTTTTGTAGATGCTGACTGGTATGCCAACATGATTGGTGGCACATTACCTTCTATTTCTACAATGATTGCTGGCGGTGCGGCTGGTGGTGCCATAACAGCCCCTACAGTAGTTGCTACACCTTTAGGTATTCTTGGTGGTGCAACAGTCGGTTCTGGCGGTGGCGTAGCCTTACAAACGCTCGGTTCCACTACTAAAGATGCATACATAGCTTATAGACAACAAGGAAAGTCTGTTGAAGAAGCCTACGACTTAGCTTACGCAGATGCCAAAGTAGATAGTGCAAAGTCTGGCGCACTAGCATCTGTTGCGACTTTGATAGCACCTCTGCGTTTTGCAAGAGGCGTAGGTGTAACCGCCGCCCCTGCCGTAGGTGCAAAAGCTATAGCTGGACAGTTTGCACAACAGTCCCTGATTGTTCAGCCTACTCTAGAAGTTGCAGACACTATCTCATCTAACGCTATTGCTCAAAATAGTTATGACCCTAACCGTGTGCTGTCACAGGGAGCGTTAGATGCATTCATTGGCTCTGTATTTTTTGATGTACCCACTACGGCTGGCGGTATTTTAATTAGCCAGATGAACGGGAAGAACGTCCCAGCTTTTGAACCCGGTACACAACTCGTTCCAGCACCCCGGCTTCTTACTGGGCCTAATGCAGTAGATGGCGAGGTGATGCCACCTCTGACCGGTCCAGAGCCAGTAGCCGCCCTTCCCGCACCGCAGTTTGTCATAGAACAAAATGAAGATGGTAGCTGGTCTGTAATTGATAATATAAACACGGACTTCCGTCAGAACTTTGCTAATGAAGAAGACGCACAGTTTGAGGCAACCACACGAAACGACCAGATACTTAATAATCAAATTCCAGCCGGTTTCAATCCAGACAGCGTGTCTAGCCGTGATGCTTTCTTGAAGTCACAAATTGATAGGATGGAGCAGTACGATGCTAACAAGCGTCAAGCAAATGAGAAGTACACCGGTGACGTTAGGATAAGAAACACTGTTGCTTTCTTTGAGTGGTTACGTAAAGCGGACACTATGAAAGCTAAATGGGACCAGACTTATAATACAGCGGCGAAGCGTAATACGCCTTCAGCTATTCGTCAGTTAGCAGATATTCAAGAGCGTATTGAACTGACTAAGATAATTATGAACCCGGTTCGTACTACAAAACTTCCTAACATGATTTACCAAAGCAAAGGCGGTAAGCCTTTCCGTGTAGTCATGGACAAGAACAACAGGCCACTGCGTCCAAAGGACAGGCAGGGCAACCCAAAGATGAACCATGTTTTAATATTTGACACTTCAAGCAAGACAGGTTTCCGCAGTGTAGCCATATCTTCAGGTACTCTGATGGATGTTAGTTCACCTAACCCATCTAACCTTCTGATGACTGCTCCTGTTTATAAGCGTTTGATGGAAGCTCGGAACGCCATGTTGGCTGAGATGCGCGGCCAGATGCAAGGGCAGATTGAAGGTCAGCCAGCCGCTCAGATTACTGATGAGACACAGACACCAGCGGCATTACCATACAGCCCTCGCTTTGGTGAAGACCAGCCGGGTGTGACAGAGCGTGGTAACGAACGGGCTGAACAGCCGGGTACGTCACGGCCTGACCCGAATGCTCCACCGGATGTCATACCTTTGCCCGATGAGACACAGCCTGAAGCAGAGACAGGCAGAGACCCTGTTGAGACAGACACGAATGAACTGATGCGTCAGCGTTTAGGTTTGTCACCGGCTGTTATCAAAGATGATGAAGTCACTGCCGCTTCACCGGACAGCGTAATTGATGAAGCTGAAGCCGAAGCTGAGATTGAATACACCATTAAGACACGGCGTATGCGGACCCCAGAGGGTATGGTTGATGAGGTTCAGCCACCTATTACCTCAGTCGCAGATGGTGGCAACATCATGTATACCATGCGTTTGCAGATGGTAGGCTCATCTAATTATGCATGGTTCTTGGTAGATGAAAACGGTGGTGAAGTAGCCAGAAGTGGCAGTGCCAAAACACCCGGAATCCCTGAGTTACCCATCGGCTACACCAAGGACGAAGCTATTGCATATATGAAAAATATGCTTCGCGAAAGAAACGAGGACCCTAAGTTTACTCGTTCCCGTGATGCTGGACAGCGTGGCGGTGCGACTGCGTTTGGTGAAGGCGTTGAAGCCATGCTTGAGGCTGTGCCTGAACAGGACCGCTCTAACGTCCGTAAAGTGCTGATGATGTTCCAGCAAGCTCTGGGTAAATCTCTAGACACCGTAGACGTGGTAGACATGGCAACTTGGCTACAGAACCAAGATGTCGTGGCAGATGACGGCAACTTTGTGGCGGCTTACCTAAACAACTGGGTTAAGCAACAAAGCGGCGGCATTCAGAAAGGTGCCATTGCTATATCGCAAGGATTGTCTTCGCCTGATGCTGTACGTGCGCTGGCTCACGAACTCACACACTTCACAGTCAAAGTAAAGAACATCAGCAAAGATATGATGGTTGAGTTCTATAACAGTGTGCCTGAGAACGACAGTATCCGTCAGGTCATCGACAGTGATCCATATTACAGTCAGCAATCTGTAGAGGTACGGGCTGAAGAAGTCCTAGCTGAGACACTGGCACAGATGCTGACGAACCGCTATCGTGGCCGGTTACATCAAGAAAGCACATTCAAGTACATGCTACGCCAGATTGTGCGTGTGGTACGGGAAGCCTTTGAAGGTATCACAGGCAGAGACACTGTAGATACTTTCTTTGCAAACCTTGCCAAGCAGTACGGTGCAGACACACAGGCAACCAACCCATTCATGGACCGCAGAGACCCTGTATTTGATGAGGCTAGTTTTGCACGTAAGACAGGCGATGACGGCTCTACTCTGCCGCCGGAAGCGTCCAAGTCTATGGAAGATATCCAGAAGAATATCCCAGAACATAAGCGTGTAGCCCGTGCAACACAGATGGGTACACAGCAAACCGCTGTAGATGGCAAGCGTTTTATTGACAAAGACCTTTCAGTTAAAGGACGTGGCTGGATAGGTAAGCGGTCTATCATGGAAATCTGGGAACAGGCGATAGCCAACACACCCGGCGGCAAAGAAAAGCTAGAGATGATGAAACGCTCCGGCATAGACATGATGCCGAAAGCAGAAGAGTTCTGGAACCGCTCTTTCAATCGTGAGGACCGTGCGCGGTACTGGTATGAGATTAGCTCTGAGATGTTCCGGGCTACTTTCCCAGATGCAACAGACGCACAGCTTGAACAGTTTATTGACTTGGTTGGCGCAACTTCTGTACAGGCAAATCCAACAGACAACATACTTCGTGCTATCGCTGTGTTCTCTGAGTACCTACAGGGTATGCCTATTGAGACAGACCTCACAGATGTAGAGGGTGTGCGTAAAGCTCTATCACCTGAAATGCTAGGTGGACCTAAGACACGCTCGTTCAGCGGCACCATGCTTTATTTGCTAGGCAAACGTGCAGAGGTTCCGTTGTCTACTAATGACCGTCAGGTTGCAACAGTCTTTGGTGTAGATGGTGATGTGATTGCCAATGACTATCTATTGTATGAACTCATCTCTAACTTCTACATCGGTATGCGAGATGAGATGAACGCTAATCTACCACCAAATGCCGAGCCATATGAGACATGGCAGATACAGGCATTAGGATGGGTAGAAGAACGTGCAGAGAAGAACGCGGCCAAGAATAAGTTTGAAGAGTATGACGATTATGCAATGGTCATTCAGAACAAAGTTATGCCACGTCTGCAAGATGCCGGTATTTCTGTGCCAAATGGTCAGCTAACACAGAACATACTCAAAGACACACGTATACCGTTTGCCCTGCGCGATACAATGGCAATGTTCACTGGCAGTTCAATAGCGACTGTTGAAACAGTATCTAAGCTCAACCCCGTTGGAGATAGGTTTGCTACGCTAGTTCGCAGAGGTCGCGGTCTAAAAGGCACAGTCGGCATGATGAAAGAAGCCGATAAGCTAGTGAAGCAGTCTATGGCCTCTGTTGCACTTCGTGTCAAAGGCAAACCAAATGCTATTGATAATCTTGCCACCGCGATTATGGGTAAGAAAACAGACCTTCGCCGTATAGATACAAGTTCCTATGGTACGTTTGAGGGTGAAGGTAATCCCAACATTCGTATCCCGCTCAAAGGTATGGATGCAAGTCAGCGTCAAGTATTTTTAGGAATACTGGGACGTGGACTAAGACAGGCCGCTATGGCCGCGTCTGTGTTTAAGCCAGCGGATATCAATCAGCCCCCTCGCCCTAATCATTCTCGTACTTTCAGTGTGTTTATTCAAACCACAGAGAAATCCGTGGTGAATGAGATGGATGCGGAAAGTTTTGACCGTGCTATTGGACGACCTATCAATGTTAAGAGGGTAGCTAATGGATATGTCTTTGACATAAACGTAGGCGGGTATGACCCGGTGACTGATGCATCTATTGTTTCTGCCGCTGTAAGAAAAGCCGGTCTCGATAAGAAAGGCACAATTCGTTTACTGCCACGAGATTATCTCAATGAATATGGTTTTGACTTTATTGAGATGGATAGTGTTGTGGACGATGACATGCAGATTGGTTACAATCAAATCGTTGAAAACTTCATTGAGGAATTAACAAATGGCGCAGTCCAAGAAGCCCAAGGCATCGACAGCCGAATCTCCGAAGGTGGTGTCCGAGCCTACCTCCGAGGGGATGACAAAGCAGAAATCTCAGACGGAAGACTTCCAAGTACTGTCACCAAACGAGTTGAAAGAATACGGACTAGACTTAGAGAGCGAGTTGGTAATCTCCGTCAGGCAGAAGTAGCAATCATGGACATGTCTTCCACCTTGGAAGACAGTCAAGCCCAGTGGCTGGCAAAGCACGGTGACAAACTAGAAACTTTGATAGCCAACGCTGATCCGGACGATGCACCGAAGTTCGCCCGGTCATCCCTAATACCAGAAGCAGACCAGACATCAGACACAGACAGCATTACTGAAGAAGAGTTTGCTCTGTTCTCCCGCTACCTGAATATGCCAGAGAGCGATGCGAAGACCCGTATGCTTGAGTGGATGTCACGCAACTGGTTTACAGGCGTGTTTACAAGTTCAGCGCAACGCATCATTGGTATGGGACGCGGTACGAAAGCCGCTTACAAACTGGCCAACATGTTTGACCGTGATAAGTATGGGCGCACAGGACGTAATGAGACAGGCATCATTGGACAAGATGTTCACGATGAAATCTCTGAGCGTATTGCAAAGTTCAGCACACAGTTTACCGAGCAAGTTCTGAAAGGTCTGTCACCAAAACAAGCCCTCGCAATGGCAGAGATTATGCGCGGTAAAAACCGTAATGCAAAGACCGGTGCTATTCAAATACCGAGTGGTTTGGGTATACCCGTATCTAAAGCACGGGCCATGCGTAAGTTAATGAACGACTTGTATCAGGAAATGGTGGATGCCTATGAAAGTCGTGGCTTGGTTGCACCAGAGAAACTGCCGATGTACTTCCCACAGCGTTACAGCATTGACGGTAAAATACACGGTGTAGAGGGACGTGACGCTCTCGTTGCTTTCTTCACGAAAGTGTTTGAAGACCGCCCTAACCCCCGTGGCAAAGCTGAGATGTTGGTGCAGAAGATTGAAGATGAAGGTTATCAGCCAACATGGGGATTTGACCTAGCGGCTACACTCAATCAAAAGGCTTATAACATTACGCCACAAGAACTGCGCCGCATTATCCGCATACCTTCTTATGCAAAATACCGTGTGAATATTGGGGGCCAGACAGTAGATATGACACTGGCTGACTTCTTGGATAATGACACCGTTTCTGTGACACAGAATTACATTGCAAGCACTGTAAGACGCACAACCTTTATCCGTAGGTTTGGGGCCAAAGGCGAAGATATCCAAGCTATTGCCGGTGCTAATGGTGAGATAGACCAAGAGCTAATCAATCGTGGTGAACGCCCACTAACTTCTAGTGAAAGAGAAAGTATCTTCTACGCTATCCGTGCCAACATGGGCATCTTGCCACGCAAGAGTTTCTTTGGTGCCACCAGCGGCACAGGCGCATATTCGTTCCAGAACGGTATGAAGTTGTTCGGTAACATGGCGTTCTTGTCTCTGTCTGCAATTCAGTCGATTGCAGAACCAGCTTTGATATTCAGCCGCACAGGCATGATGGGCGGTCTAGCTGGTGTACAGCAATTGGCTAAGTCTACTTTCCTTACACCTGTTGCGATGACCCGTGGACTTGGAGCCGCCGCTACCTCTAAAGGTCGGAGATATGCGGCATTTAAAGAAGCCTACAGTATGTCAGACACAGACATGAAGGTATTTGCCCGTGACCTCGGCATTATCTTTGAAAGCTTCCAGTATGCGTTACAGAATTCTGCCGAAGAAGGCGCACACTTTAAATATGAAAAGTGGAACAACATCTTCTTCCGGGCCAACTTGCTACAGCCTTTGACAGAGGCACAACAAGCCGCCGCTCTTGCCGCCGCAGTTCGGGTGCTTCCAACTTGGCGAAAGAAAGCCTTGCAGGGTAGCAATATGCACAAGCGTTGGTTGACAGAGGTTGGTCTGACAGAACAAGACTTGGATATGTTTAACCCCAAGCACGCTATGGCTTCGGCTAATCCAAAGGTACGTGCCGCACTGCGCCAGATTGTGAACGAAACAATCATGAACCCAGACCCCGGTAGAAAGCCAGCGTGGATGTCTGACCCACGTTTTGCTTTGGTTGCACATATCAAGTCATGGATATTCACATTCAACAATACAGTCCTTCAGCGTACTGCCCGTGAAGTAACAAAAGGGAACGTAATGCCTTTGATTTACTTAGCTGGCTTTGGCGCACTTAACGCTGTGATGTACGAGATGAAAGAATGGCTACGTTATGGTGAAGAGGGTAACCCGTATCTGAACCGTATTGGTCTTGAGAAGGACAATCCATACCGGTTCTTGTTCTTGGCTCTGGAACGCGGTGGTTTGTTTGGCCCAGCACAGTTTGCTGTTGACACCATTTTGGGGACCCGTGTTGGAACAGGCGGTAGTGATATAGCTGGTGCTTTGGTTCCATCATATAATCTAGCCAACAGAGCTTTAAATGGTGTTGCCTACATTATTGACGCTCCTTTCAGCGAGAACCCAGACAAGAAGTTTCGCCGGGGTGTAGATGAACTGTCAAGACTAGTACCCGGACTTAACGCGGCTGGTCAGTTCCGCTCGGACTTCGTTACACAAATTACTGGAGTAGAACCCGGAAGAAGAAAGAGGGGTTCAGGCATCAGCAGAAGTGGAAGCGGTGGTTCTGTGTCAAGGGGTGTCTCACGCTAGACATAGACACAGACACAAATGAGTAGTATATTGAGGTTGTTATGTCACAAATTCTAGTATCAAAATACAAGACAGGCGTTGACTTCCCGCCGCTACGTACAGGTCTTACCCACGTAGCCGGAGAGAATACTCTGACTTTCCCCTATAAAGCTGGGGATACTCAACAGTCGTTTAGTAATACGGCTGGTACACACCTGTGTCTTGTTAACGGCGGCAGTCTGATACTGACAGACGATACCGATACTTTTGAAGTAGCTTTCAACGCCTCTGATATCACAGTCACTTGGCTAGACCAGCGCAACAGTCTGCAAGATATCGATGACGTTGTATGGGTATTCAACGCATTCTCTAAGCCAACGTCCGGTCTGACGAAGTTTCTCTATACTAAGTCTGGCTCTATACCAATGGTTATCACCGGTAATGATGACAACGGAGCCGCCCTCGCCTTTCAAGATGAGGCTGTCCTTGTATTTGTGAACGACCAGTTCTTGGACGCTTCTGACTACGCATTGGCAAACCAGAACCAAATCACAATTAATAATGTGGGTGGATCAACATCCGCATTATCCAGTGCTAAGATAAGCATCATCGGTTTCAACAGTGTCATTAACCAAAGCACACTGTCTGTCATTCAAACAAATGCCGCCGCGTCAGCTACTGATGCCAGCCAACACGCAGTTACAGCTTCGCGTTTTGCAAACGAAGCAGACACAACAACTGTTGTAGACGCAGACACAGGCGTAGACAGCAACGAGTATTCTGCAAAAGCATACGCACAAGGCACAGGCACACCCGGAGGCTCTGCCAAGGAGTGGGCTTCAAAGACAGGTTCGCCTGTATCAGGCTCTGAGTATTCAGCTAAATACTGGGCAACAGACACCAATGTCACGACTGTGTCTGGCAACATTAATCTTATCACAAACGTAAATAACAACCTGTCTAGTATTCAAACTATCAATAACAACATGACGGACGTTGTGTCATTAGCCGCATCTCTGGGTGGCGTGACTACATTTACAGTCACTGTAGCGCAAAGTGGTGGTATTAATGTTTTCTATATAGATGGTGTTGCCAACCCGACATTGACGATGGAGCGAGGTAACAGCTACGTATTTGATTTAAGTTCGAGTACTGTAAGTGGCCACCCGCTGGCTTTCAAAGATGGCAGTAGCAGTTATACCACAGGAGTGACGGTAGCCTCTCCAAGCCCCGGTACAGCGGGAGCGCAAGTTAGAATTGATGTAGACGCTAATGCGCCATCTACACTGAGATATTATTGTACTGTCCACGGCAATGCTATGGGCAACACCATAGCTGTTATCAACAGTAACTTCTCTATTGTCGCGGCAAACATTGGCAACGTAAACACCACTGCTACCAATATTGCCAGTATCAATACAGTTGCGGGTAGCACAAACATAGCAAACATTGGAACCGTTGCTGGCGCAACGACAGACATAGGAACTGTAGCTGGCGTAGCAACAAACATACCGACTGTGGCTGGCGTAGCCAGTGATATCACAACTGTAGCTGGCCAGATAACAAATAATAATTTACAGACTGTGGCCGCAGACATTGCCAAAGTACAATCTGTGGCAGATGACCTGAATGAAACCACATCAGAAATAGACACAGTAGCGAACGCAATTACTAACGTGGATAATGTTGGCAACAACATTAGCGATGTGACAACCGTAGCCGGACAGATTGCACCAACAAACAACATATCCACACTAGCCGGTCAGGCAACTAATATAGGTCTTGTGGGTGGAAACATGAATCATGTCACCACCGTAGCCGGTATTAATAGTGAGATAACTACAGTAGCTGGTATTGCAAGTGATGTGACCGCCGCCGCTACGAACGTAGCGCAGTTTAATGACACTTACTTTGGTGCTTTGTCTTCGCCGCCCAGCGGCTCGAATGTTACAACTGGTGATTTGTATTTTGACAACGTTGCCGGACAGCTAAAAGTTTTTAATGGTTCTAATTTTATTAATGCTGGCTCTGCTATCAACGGCACAGCACAGCGTGTACAGTTCACAGCGACAGCCGGACAGACTACGTTTTCTGTTGCCTATGATGCCGGTTTTGTAGATGTGTACCTCAATGGTATCAAACTTATTGTAGGCACGGACTTCACAGCAACAAACGGCACTACCATTGTACTGGCATCCGGTGCCGCCGTGAATGATACCGTAGACATCGTTGCCTACGGAACTTTTACTTTAGCAAACATTGCACTTAACGATTTGACTGATGTCAGCACAGGCACACCGGTCAATGGTCAGGTACTCACATTCAATTCAACTAGCGGTGACTTTGAACCACAAACACCCGCCGCATCCGGGGCAACCACAGGTTTTGCCTTGGCGATGTCAATAGCCCTCGGATAGGAGCAAATAGATGGCACAAGATTTTAGAAGACATACAGCGGCCCCCAGCTCGGCAAATTCAACAACTTCAGTTTACACCGCTGACAGTAACGACTGCATTGTAGGATTACACTGTGCAAACGTAGCAACCACTCAGATTACAGTTGGTGTTTGGGTACGTCTGACTGGCACCACCAATGATATCTACTTAATTAAAGATGCTCCAATACCAGTGGGGTCAAGTCTTTCTATTGACGGTAAATTTAATCTGGCCAGCGGCGATATTCTGCGTGTTACGACAGACACAGCCAACGGTCTAAATCTTTTTGTCTCATTGGTAGACGAGATTAGTGCATAGGTTCTTGTTATGACATACATCGGAAACCAACCAGCCAATAGTTTTACTTCGTTTGATAGCCAGTCTCTTACAGGCAACGGCACGGCTGGTCCGTACACATTGAGTGCATCAGTGTCTAGTGCAAATGAAATTGAGGTCTTTGTCAATTTTGTAAGACAGCGTCCCGGTGTAGCATACACTGTTGCTGGTAACCAGTTGACTATGACTGGCAATGTAGCAAGCACAGATGACTTCTATGTAGTCTATCAGGGCAAGGCTGTGCAAACTGTAGTGCCGCCTGATGGGTCTGTTTCTGGGGCAAAGTTAGCTACTGGTGCGGCGGCAACTAATCTTGGTTCATCAGTAAATTTATCAACAATTAAAGATAGCACTGGCAATACTACAGCCATGACCATTGATAGTAGTGGTCGCATACTCACGCCAGCAAGACCAGCGTTTTCATGTAGGCCAAACGGAGCCATGAATTTTATTAATCAACCTTATTGGAAAACAACAGTTTTTCAAACCGTTGATTTTGACATAGGAAGCAATCTAAATGCTGGTGGATATTTTGTTTGTCCCGTTACAGGCATTTACCAGTTTAATCTTCATATGCGTTTTGATAGTGTTGGTACAGGTTACATAATTATTTGTTTAGCGTCAGAACTTAGCGGCACTGCTACACCCACAACAAACGCTAATTTGTATTTTAATAGCTATGTTATAAACGGCTCACCAAACAGCACTTACGATAGTTTATCTACTTCCTTAACAATTTCAATGACGGCGGGAGATAATGTCATGCCTTGGCATTATAGTGCAGACACTTTTTATACAGTATCAACCGCATCAAGTTTTAGCGGCTTTTTGGTAGGATAGGAGCAAGCAATGGCATTATCAAAAATAAATTCTGCTTCTCTTGCTCAAGGGGCCGTAACTAATACAGGCATCCGCAATGTTATAACTAACGGTGGGATGCAAATTTGGCAACGCGGAACCTCGATGGCCTCAACCGCAAATGGCTCTAACAATTACACCGCTGACAGATTTTGGGTTAGTCATAACAACGCAAGCAATGTGACTGTTTCCCAACAGGATGGAACTGGTGCTGGGATTGGTGTTCCGTATTGTGCAAGAGTGCAAAGAAATAGCGGAAGTTCAGCCGCAAACGGTATAAGATTTGGAACTAGCTTAGAAGCAACTGATGTTATTAGACTACGCGGTAAAACCCTAACAATTTCATTCTATGCAAGAGCGGGGGCAAACTTCAGTGCCGCTTCAAATACACTAGGTTTATGGGTGTATACGGGGACAGACGTTGACCCTAATCCAAATACATTTGCGTCTGGCTTATGGAATAATATTGTAGCGTTAGTCACGCCCAATTCAACATTAACTACTTCATGGCAGAGGTTTACATACACAACTAACGCAGTTTCCTCGACTGCAAACGCATTAATATTGCAGTTTAACTTCAACGAAACAGGCACAGCGGGAGCGAATGATTACTTTGAAATCACTGGCGTTCAGCTTGAGGAAGGCTCAGTAACAGACTTTGAGAATCGGTCTTATGCAGACGAGCTACAAAGATGTAGACGCTATTATCAACAATCTCATTATGACATCTATAGTTCTTACGGGGCTACCTACAACTATGTTCAATGGTTTTTTGTTCCAGAAATGAGGACAACACCAGCCCTTAGTGGAAACCTTACAGGAACATCAGATGGCGTTAATAAGCAATTTGCTCAAAGATATAACGCTGGTTCAAACTATGCTTATTTTTATGGCGGTTCTAATCCATCAAAAGCAGATGCGGAGTTGTAAATGGATATTACATCAGCACAATACATTAGAAACAGAGATGACACTGATAATATAGCCATTGCCGCAACTATTGACGGTGAAAATATGGAAGTTCCTATAAATCTATCCAATCGTCACTATGCAGAAATAAAGCGTCAGGTAGACGCTGGCGAATTAACCATTGAGGATGCAGAGTAATGCCTTACGTTGGAACCCAGCCCCTATCAGGCAACTTCATAAAGCTAGACAGTATTTCTGTGGTTAACAATCAGGCCGCATATACACTACAATCTGGCGGCGCAGATTTTAAACCCGGTCAGGCAGAACGCCTACTCTGTTCAGTGAACGGTGTGGTGCAAAATCCAAATGACGCATTTACTGTATCCGGTGCAACAATCACTTTCAGTGAGAACTTAGTAACAGGAGACGTGATTGATTTTATTATGGCTCTTGGCGAAGTAGGCACAGTAACTACACCGGCCAACGGTACGGTAGACATAGACAAGATGTCTAGCAGTATCATGAAAAACAACGCCATCCGGGTAAACGATACAAGTCTAACCAGCAACGTAACCATAGCCGCAGATGAAAACGCTATGGTAGCTGGCCCATTTAGCATTGGCAGTAGTGTCACTCTAACTGTCAACGGCACATTCACGGTGGTTTGATATGAGTAAATTATTTGTAGATGAGATAGCACCTAAAACTACAGGCACAAATATTATATCTCCATTTAGTACAAGCAACGTACTTGAGCAACTTGCTATGCTTTGTGATGGTGGCACTTACACTGTACCTAGCGGCACCTATACTTCAACAAACGTAACCGGGTTACAACAATTATCAACCACTAACACGACTTTAACTGGTTCAGAAATTTCATACACACCACCAGCCGGAACGGTTTGTGTGGTCTACGAATTTTGTTTTGCTATTTCTTTTGTAGATACCCACGCAATCGGACATTACAGATTTTTTATTGACGGGGTTGAAGCCGTCTACCACAGGAAATCTTTAGGCGGATACCAAGCGCAACAATTTGTTACCGCCAAATCTATTATTCCCATTGGTGGAACAGCAAACGCCAATACAGGCAGACAGTCTTCATGGACATCAGCAAAAACACTAAAAATGCAAGCTAGAGAATATGGTTCAAATAATGAGCAAAAAGTTTTTGCGGCGATTTACTGGGATGGCGCAGGCAGTAATATGTTTCAGCAACCTAGTTTAACTATTACTGCTCTAGGAGGCGCATAAAATGGCTAGTGAACTAGGCGTACAGACCATACAGCATACCAACGGCACAGATGCTATAACTATTGATAGCAGTGGGCATGTTCTTACACCAGTGAGGCCTGCCTTTCATGTTTATATGATAAAAGCTAGTGGTGCGCCCAATTCTCAAGTCAGTGGCGTCCTTGCTTGGAACGGTTCTCTTTTCAATGAGGGTACTCATTTTGAAATAAACAATAGTAGATTTAAAGCACCTGTTCATGGGTTATATCAATTTAACTTTGTTGGCTTTGAATCAGGGGCAAATGCAAATGTTCAAGCGGCTTCCGCTACCCAAGTAGCATTAGAAACTAGCACTGACGGTACTAATTATACTGCTCAAGCACAAATGCACCACTATGCAGAAGGAAACTCTCACGGAAATTGTGCCTTTACACAAGCTCTAATGTTAAATGCAAATGATTATGCTCGAATAAATGTAGTTGGTGCTGGGATGTATCTTAGCGGTAGCAGGGAGTATTTAAACTTTAGCGGTTACTTAGTGGGGTAGGAGAACAGGATGACTAGCATAATAAAAGCTGACCGCGTTCAAAGCACATCCAATGGGTTTGTTCTTCCTCCCGCTGGCGGTGTTATTCAAACGCAGTACACCCAATTTACTGGGACCAATTTTTATTCTATATCGGCGGCCACTAATACCGTGATAACAGATTTAACTGTTAACATTACGCCCGTTTCTTCATCTAGCATTATTAAAATTGATGCAATGGTGAATGGCGAATGGAGCCATCAAAACGGAGCGACAGATAGCGTTTGGTTCTTTTATAGAGACAGCACAAAGTTATCACACCCTGCGGCTGGAAACAGAACAGTAGGTGTTACACAGGGAACTTCGATTACTTATGACCAAAGTGATGGATCATCAACAGGTGAACACGTTTATTACTCTTATTTTGATACGCCAAGTAGCACATCACAAATAACATATAAAGTAGGTGTGTTTCAAAATGATGGATATGACTGGTCTTTAAATAGAACGCAAGCTGACACAGATAACCCACAGTATGAGCGAGGCATATCGTTCATTTGCGTTACAGAGATAGCTGGATAGGAGACTGACATGGCACTTACACGCATAAACAATCAGGCTCTTACCAACGTGACATCGGCTGGGCTACCTAATGTTGGTGTGTTGCAAGTAAAGCAAGCAGATTCTAATACTAAAATAATATTACAATCTGAAGTTTTTCAAGATGTTTTAACATTAAATATTACGCCGTCTGCAATAACCAGTAAATTTTTAATAACTACTTTTATAACTGGGTATTCGCAAGCGGCAAATGGTGGTGCAATAAGAATTATGAGAGACTCTACTGAGATACTTGACCCAAACAATATGAATAGTAGCAATCAACATTATTTAACCTACTTGGGTAGCACAAGTTCTTATCCAACATATAATATATCTTATCTTGATACGCCTTCTACAACTTCTGCAATAACTTATAAAATACAAATGTGTCGTTATGGCGCGAATGGTGGAAGTGTGTGGTTTAATGGCGGCGGCAATAATCAAAGTAGCACATCTTCATTTAATGTTATGGAGATTGCAGGGTAATGGAAATCTCAAGCATGATGTTCTGGAACATTTTACTTACGCTGGTAATCGCGCCAGCGTTATGGACGTTCCGTCAATTAATGAATGAAGTAAAACGCATAGATATCCTTCTCAACAGAACCAGAGAGGATTACGCAACCAAGACAGAGTTGCGTGAAGACATGCGTCAAATCAATGAGGCTCTCCATCGAGTGGAAGATAAGTTAGACCGGGCGTTAAGCAAAAGCTAAAAAAATTTTGCTGTCTTTTAGACACAGACAGACTGTGTTATAGTTGTTTATGTCTATGACAAGAAAGGAATAAAGTCACATGTCTAAGGCAAGAGATTTAGCAGATGTAATTAGTGGCCAGCATAATTTACCGCTTGGTGCATTAGGTAATGCTGTACCTAGTGGAAGTATTACAACAGCTAAAATTGCCAATGATGCGGTGAACGCATCTAAGATAGCTGACGGTGTGATAAGAGCGCAACATATTGCAGACGGACATGTAACAAGTGTTAAACTAGCGGCTGGTGCCGGTGGGATTGATTGGTCTTCATCTATACAGACAAGTGATTTTACAGCAGTAGCTGAAAAAGGATACTTTGTTGATTCTTCTGGTGGTGCAGTAACTGTTACACTTCCAGCATCTCCTTCGCAGGGAGATAAGGTTGTTATTGCTGATTATAAAGGCTCTGCCTCACCTACAAATAAGATAGTTTTAGATAGAAATGGAAGTAACATTAGAGGCTCTGCCACTAATTTTAACATTGTTTCAGCCAATGTGTCCGTTCAAGTAGTATATTCTAATGCTACAGAAGGATGGATAGCAACTTCATCAGCCAGTGATAATGCTGGTGGTGGTTTTGCTAGGTTTATTAGTGTTGGAATGGTGCTAATTGCTGGCGGCGGTGGCGGTGCTGGTCGTTATTACGGCGGCGGCGGTGGTGCTGGCGGCATGTTAGAAAATGCCTCTCTTCAACTTTTATCAGGGTCAACTTACGCTATAGAGATAGGTGCGGGTGCCAGTGGTGGCGGTCCCAATACTGCCGGTGGGTTTGGTAATAATAGTACGCTCATAGGCACTGCTGTAAATCAAGCGGCTATTGGTGGTGGCTCTGGCGGTTCAACGGGGGCTGGTGGTGCTGGTGGCTCTGGCGGTGGCGCATATTCGGGCAGTGGTGGTGCTGGTACATCAGGACAGGGAAATGCTGGTGGCTCTGCATCAGGCGGCGGTGGCGGTGGGGGCGGCAAAGGCGAAGCTGGTAACACTGATGGCAACATGGCTGGTGGTGATGGAGCTAACCCAACAGTAACTGGGCTTACATCACTTGGCCCGTTTGCTGGCGGTGGCGGTGGAGCTATGAACGCTAACATAGCATACGCTATCGGCCAAGGCGGCACAGGTGGTGGCGGTAATGGAGCGGCTGACTATCTTGGAGGTGCGGTACAAGCTGTTGCTGGAACTGTAAACACTGGTGGCGGTGGTGGTGCTGGCTGTTGGAGTAATACACCAAATGGAAAAAATGGTGGTTCTGGCAGATGTATACTTATTCTTCCTACCGCAGATTATACCGGAATAACTACAGGTTCACCAACCATAACGACATCAGGAAGTAATACCATCATTACCTTTCTGTCTGCTGGTTCATATACTGCGTAGGAGAAAGTAATGGCACATTATGCAAAAGTACTGAATGGCGTTGTTACTAGGGTAATTGTAGCAGACCAAGACTTTATAGATAATATGGTAGAGCAAGAAGCTGGCGAGTGGCTTCAAACTTCTTACAACACTGTAGGTGGCGAACATCTTAATGGTGGAACTCCACTAAGAAAAAACTATGCCGGTGTTGGTTTTACATATGATGCAGAAAGAGATGCGTTTATTCCGCCACAACCCTATGCATCTTGGAAACTTGATGAAACTTCTTGTACATGGCAACCACCCACTCCTCATCCAGATGATGGGCTTTATCGTTGGGATGAAGAAACAACTAGCTGGGTAGCGGAGTAAGTAATATGGCTAAGAAACCAAAACTTACCAGAACAAAGTCCGGCGTGGTGTACAGAGGTGAACGCTTCCCCGGCGTGAATAAACCTAAACGTGCGCCATCATCCAGCAAGAAGAAGATGAGGGTCCTCGCAAAAGAGGGCGACAAGATGCGTGTAATTGAGTTTGGAGCAAAGGGTTACGGACATAACTACAGTGCCGGTGCTAGAGCCAACTTCAAGGCTAGACACAACTGTAAGACAGCTACGTCAAAACTAACGGCTCGTTACTGGTCCTGTAAAAAATTATGGGCTGGTCCGGGCGGTAGTAAAAAGGCACCGCCCAAAGGCTCTAGGAGAAAGTAATGTTTTATGCATCTGTTTTCTTTTGTTGGGTAGCTTTTGAGGGGCCTCAATGTTTGGTAGCGCAAGATACTGAAGGACCTTATGTCGAACGAGAACAGTGCGAAACAAGATTAAGAGAAATGGAATTTACAATTCATTCACAGATACCGATGTCCACCGTGAGAGCAAAACTCTGTGAACAATTAAAAGAAGGAAATGTCTGAAAGATGAAACAACGGTCTAAGACAGAATACATCGTTATCCACTGTGCCGACACCTATGAAACTATGGACATAGGCGCGGAAGATATTCGCAAATGGCATGTCGAAGAGCGTGGATGGTCAGACATTGGATATCACAAAGTCATTCGCCGGGACGGTACTGTTGAGACAGGACGAGACATAGACGTGTCTGGCGCACACGCCGCTGGTTATAACTCTGTGTCTGTAGGCATATGTCTAGTTGGCGGCAGAGGACAAGATGATGAGGCTGAAGATAACTTCACGCCACAACAATGGGAAAGTCTGGAAGGACTAGTAGACGAATTACAAGCTAGTTACCCAGATGCAGAGGTCCTTGGGCATAGGGATTTACCAGATGTACAGAAGCAATGCCCCGCATTTGATGTGCGTAGTTGGCTGTACTCAACCCGACAATGAGGTGAAGTCATGATGAAGAAAAAAGGTAAAGGCAAGGGCGGTAAACGCTACTAATTAGAAGGAGATTGTTATGCCGAGAGGACCCGGAACATATGGTTCAAAGATGGGAAGACCCCCATCAAAAGCAAAGAAAGCTAAAGGTCTGACCGACAGACAAAAAGCTACCTTAAAAAAACATAAGGTTCATCACACAGCAAAGCACATGAAAATGATGCGTGAGTTAATGATGAATGGAATGTCATTTACGCAAGCACATAAGAAAGCGATGTCAAAAGTTGGCAAGTAAAAAGAAAATGAAGCGGCCAAATAAAATATGCGCGGCGGGTATCGCTTGGGCAAAGCGAACCTTTGACCGGTATCCGTCAGCGTATGCAAACATGGCCGCTTCTAAATATTGCAAGGACCCTAACTATGCCAAAGGCGCGAAAGGCAAGAAGCGCAAGAGGAAAAAGTAATGGGTGAATTAAAGAAATGGGTGAAGCAGAAATGGGTGCGTATCGGAACTGATGGCAGTATCAAGGGTGCGTGTGGCACATCAAAGAACAAGAAGAACCCAGACCGTTGTCTACCACTCGCGAAAGCTAGGAGCCTTACAAAGGCACAGAGAGCGGCAACAGCAAAAAAGAAGAAGGCTTCAGGCAAAAGAAAACAGTTTGTGCGAAACACTCCAGCCGCGAAGGTTTCGTCTAAGAAGGGCAGAAAGAAGAGAAAGGGCTAATGTTCAACCTTGGGAATAAGATATGGACCCGATTACAATCGCTACCGCCGCATTCGCCGCGATTAAAACTGGTGTTAGTGTGGGAAAAGATTTGCAGTCGCTTGCTGGAGATATCGGTAAGCTCTGGGGAGCTATTGACCAAATTAAGGACGAACATAATTCAGAAAAATCAAAACGCCGTGGCTCTGTTGAAGAAGAAGCTCTGCGTACTTTTATGGCTAAGAAAAAAGCTGAAGACATGGAAGATGCCCTTCGCCAAATAATATATGCCACACGCGGCATTAATGGTTGGAATGAACTGGTTAGGCTCAGAGCGCAGATAAGAAAAGAAAGATTAGAAGAGAAGCACCGCCAACAAAAGAAAGCGGAAGAAATAAAAGAAATTATAGTGGCCGGTGTACTGGTCACAATTTTTACCAGCATGCTGTGTTTCTTTGCATGGTTTGTTTGGGAAGCAAAAAAAGCTAGAGGTTAACATGGATATTTGGAAAACCGCTAAAGAAGTTCTGGGTGTTGTGGCACCTACTATTGGCACCGCTTTGGGTGGGCCGATGGGTGGCGTAGCCGCACGGACTTTGGCTACGTCATTGTTAGGCAAGTCTGATGCGACTGAGCAAGAGATTATCTCTGCGGTAACGGGCGCATCCCCGGAACAGTTAGCCATGTTGAAAAATGCAGAGCTTGAGTTTCAGACAGAAATGAAAAAGCTAGACATAGACCTCGCAAGAATAAACATGCAAGACCGAGACAGTGCTAGACGTAGACAGGCAGAGATGGGTGATCATGTGCCGTCTGTGCTGGCTATCATGACCCTCGTATCTTTCTTTGGCTACATTGGTGCCGTCACATTCTGGCCCGGCGGTATTGATGCAGATATAGGATTTATTAACATTGCAGTAGGTTGGCTTGGCGGGACAGCGTCAACAGTCGTGGCTTACTACTTTGGTTCAAGTGCAGACAACAGTCCGAAGAAGGGAAATAAATAATGGACATGACAGAGTATCAGGAAGATGCCATTGAGACAGCAATCTATCCAGACAAGGCGAAGATACTGTACCCAACACTGGGTTTGGTAGGTGAAGCTGGCGAGGTAGCAGAGAAGGTAAAGAAAGTTATTAGAGATGAAGGCGGCGTATTCACAGAAGAAAAAAAAGTCGAGCTTGCAAAAGAGCTTGGTGACGTACTGTGGTATATCGCAAACCTTGCGGCAGACCTAGACATGGAACTTAACCTGATTGCCACTATGAACCTAGACAAGCTGGCATCAAGAGCGGAGCGCAATAAACTATCCGGGTCCGGGGACAACAGATAATGGCAAACTTTCAACAAGCATCCACCTTCCTACGTTCACTAGGCCGCGCCGCATTACCTGATGCTATGCGTTCAGAAAAATATACCGAAGATGATTTCAACGAAGGTATGATGCGTGTGCTGACAGACTTTGTTCAAGCAAACTATGCTGGTAAAAAACCCGGCACATATGGTGTGGACTACCCTGCCCTGAACAGATACTTCAAAGAAGGTAACGTAGTCACAGGCAAAGGTAGTAAGTTCTCAGACGTTGGTGCGCTGAAGACAGTGTTAGGTCAGTTTGATGTCAAGGTGAATGAAGACGGTTCTTTCACTATCTTGGATGACTATAACTTTAATCAACAGGATGAGTTTGGTAATCCGATGGCTCGGCAAGCTACTATGGGTGATGTGTTCAGCCGGTTGAACCCTATGCAAGATTATAGAGGCGGCTTTACTGACCGCCTCTATGGTGCCGCTCGTATGCTTGGCGGCGTTGTTTTACCTGAAGGTGGTTCTAATTCAATCCCAATTGAAATTAGTATACCTTCGCAAGCAATGCCGGTATCCACTCAGCCAGCAACTGCATCAGTAACAGGACCTCTTTCTCGACCATCTCAACCTTCTTTCGGAGACTTGACAGCTATGATTGCTGAAGCCGCCGAGCAGTCGCTTCAACGGAAGAAAGAGGCAAGTGTGGGACCCAATATGGGGTTGCCGCTTGGCTAAGTTTGTGCTGTTTAATCTTGTGTCTAAGCCTTAGAATATAATAGCACATGCAGACAAACACCAACGGTTCAATGATGACAAAAATCCATATGTTGATTTCATTGTATGTCATCCCGATGTGCTGTGCCATCACGTTTAGCAAATAGACGCACTGATTAAACGTCCAATCCATTAGTTCATTATAAGTCATTTAACTGCCTTTCTGTCTGTGTCACATTGTGTGTCACATCAGACTGCGAAATCTGCGAAATCTGTGTGACACACAAGTTTTTACCCACTTTGGGTAGAACAGTTAAGTCATTGACTTTACTAACAAATATGGCAGGAGTGACAGGACTTGAACCTGCAACACCCGGTTTTGGAGACCCATGCTTTATTAGTAATGTATTAATCATATCAATAACTTAACCAACAGAGACCGGTGAGTGTGTCAGTCCCTGTGTCATACCTTTGATTGCGTCATGCAAAGCAGAAGGTAATATGTGTGCATATTTCTGTGTAATCGAAATATCAGAGTGGCCTAATATTTCCGACACATATTCTATGCGAAGTCCATTTGCGAGAGCGTGTGTGGCAAACGTATGCCGCAAATCATGCCAGACAAAGTCCGTTATTTTAGTGTTGTCTAGACACGTCTCCCAAGCTGTGCGATTGCTAAGAACCCGGTCACCCGTGTCCTTGTTGTAGAACACAAAACCACGAAGACAACGAGGTTGTGTTGCCAGTGTCTCCATAATTTTTGTGGCCTCATCCGTCAAAGGCACCACTCTATATTTACCGTTCTTAGAAATTTCTTTGGGTATAATTATCTCCTTGCCTTTGGCAGTACTCCGGTAGTGTTCCCACTTCATGCTGAACTGTTCGTTCCACCGCAAGCCAGTATGAACAGCAAACTTTATCTGAAGATATAGGTCTTTGCTGTCGGACTTTGTTGCCATTGATAACAGGTGGTCCAGTTCATTTTCTGTGAGGTAACGGATACGGTCTTCACTGTCCTTTAGCTGACGGGTATCAAAGTTTGCCACAGGATTAAACTTCACACGGTCAGGCTCTTCACTTACCCACCACACAAACATCTTACTCAATAGCCGGATGTCACGAAGAATGGTTGCATCCGTGACACCTTGTTCCCTGCGATAGTAGACGTATTCTTTAATATCCCTAGTAGTTATCTGGGATAGTGTGGTGGCAGAAAAGAAAGGTGATAGTTTTTTACTGCTAGTAAAATACCGGTCTGCCGTGCTTTCTTTGACGGCTCGTTGGGTAAATAAAGTCTGTCCGTTTTCAAGTGAAAGACCACAGTATTCTTTTAAGAACACTAGCATGGCCTGTGCATAAGAAACATCAGAGGCTTGCTTCTTTTGTTCCTCAATAGTTTCTAATCGTAACTTCGCCGCGAGACGCTCCGCTTCCCGTTTAGAAGTTGCTTCAGTTGCTCTTCTGTATTTAACGCCCTCAATGAAGAACTGGGCGTACCAAGTTTTACCACGTTTGAACGCTGACATTCGTACTCTCCTTTATTTGTCCAGTCTGTAAGTTTGTCTAGTTTGTATCTCCAAGTTTTTTCAAACCTAAAAGCAACCCCCTCTAGACGGCCAGCCTTTGTCCAGCTATACACCGTAGACGTACTTACTCCTAAGTACTCAGCCGCTTGTTTGGTTGTAACAAAACCTGTTGACAACATTATAATGGTGTCCTTATATTATAAAGTCAATATTGATTGGTAACGAAAGATGACTGACGAAGACTTTAAAAAACTTGAGATGCGAACATACGCTATAGATATATATCTACAGAAGGTTCGGACTTGGGTAACAGCAAGAGGTTTTTCACCACACGGCCTAGCCCGTAATTGCGGACTTGGACCCGGAACTTTAGCCAAAATGTTTACACCTGATTGGAACCCTAGAGCCGACACATTACGCATCCTTGAAGACTATATGATGGACTTTGACGAGAGACGAAAGAACGCAGAGAAAAACAAGCCAGCTTAAATTAGCTTGAGTTGTGTTTCACTGGTTTCTTCTTCCTGTAATGCATCAATAAGCCATTGCAGATACACTGACGCTTTACGTAGGTCCTCTATCTGGTTCTTATCGCGGAACCGGTGAAGATACTTCTTTGCGTTTCCCTCACAGAAATATGAGAAGCCAACCGGACCCATACTATCTTTGATGTAATCAATACATTCGATGTTCCCCCGCGTGTAGTGCGGGGGATTATCGACCATGTCTTTTTTATCTTCTTGTCTCATCTTCCAAAGCATCCAATCATAATATCTGTCAGGTTCTTTATCAGACACCGCAACTTCCCCCATGTCCGGTTATGTCGCAAATGTCATGGGTCTCGACAGCTTCTTCAAACTCTTCACCCAGTTTGCTCTTTGCTTCTTTGTAATCGACAGAGACCAAAGGCTGTCCACCACGCGAACCATCTGGGTAGCAAGTGAAGCCACGTAGACGGTGCATGTATTTCGCAAGGGTCTCTGCAAACGGACGGACTGTGTCTTCGTTGTTCAGCTTGGAACCCCATGACGGTAAATTGATTGTGCTTGAGATAGACATGTCTACATAATCTTGCACGTCTGCTTGAAATGCCATGCGGCGTTCATAGTCCGCAGACAAGTCCAACGCACTCTCAATCTTTTCTGGCTGGATATCATAGCGGTCAATCACAGCTTGCGCCGCCGCATCCACCACATACTGATAGTGCCACTTGCTACCGCCCTTCAGATACCGCCTCTTATATGCAACAGCAAACAGCGGTTCGATGCCTGTGGTGGTAGCGGCTAAGATTCCGATAGAACCAGTCGGGGCAATGGCGCGAACCTTGACCGGTCTGCTTATGCCCAAATCATCTGCTGTCTTGTTTGATACATGGTCAGACACAGACTTGTAGACATGCAACCAGCGGTGCATTTCTTCTGTGACTTCATACTGCTGTCCGCGCTGGAGCAACCACTCATGCATACCCATGAGACCCAAACCAAGACGGCGGTTCTTTTCACGAACCTTATATACCTCATCATATGGAAGCTGTGCTTTTAGTGTGCCACAAATCAGGAACTTGGTAGCCAGTTCTACACACTGACGGAACTCAGCAATGTCTTCTATTCGAGACATGTTCAATGAGCCAAGATTACAGACATCACTATCATCTTCAGACGTGACTTCTGTACATGCATTACGCAATGTCTCGTTCTCGTTCTCGAAGAAATTAAAGCTGAACCCCGGCTCCGCTGATGACAGAGCCTGACGTGTGTTGTCGTAGAACAACTCTGGCAACTTCCCAGTTCGCCAATAATCTTCTAAGAACTTGGTGTCCCAGTTGACAGATATATTAGTCATGTCTAGTGGGGCCGCATAATTAAAGTCAGCTTCTTTCAGATCAGCTACAGTCTTGTCTGTGCCAGCAACCGGCATAGACTTCCAATCTTTAGCACGTAAGAACGCTTCAACGTCTGAGTGTTGCCAGTTCAGAGATGCATAAATAGCTGAACGTCTGCTACCGCCCTGCATGACACGCCGACCAATCTCATTGATAGCTGTCATTAAATCAATCGGACCTGATGCTACACCGCCAGTCCGCTTGAGTGGTGCGCCTTTGCCACGCAGTATAGAATAGTCCACACCAATGCCACCGCCAGACATCAGACATGACATGGCTCGTTGAGACACAGCGGCCCATTCTTCACGGGTGTCTTCTTGGGCGCGAAGCAAATAACAGTTGTTGAAAAACTTTGCAGGGCGACCAGCGTAGTATAGATAGCGACCACCGGGTATGAAACGCATAGTCGCAATCATCCATTTCAATTGGTCTACTTCAGACTGTGGTAGCACACTGCCGCAGACATCATCGACCAGCGTGTTCGCCAGTTCTTCCCATGTCTCTGCGCCCTCGTGGCTGTACTTGTGGTGAAAAATACTTTCTGCAAATTCGTTGCGGAATACGGAAGTGTTTTGTTTATACATTGCGGACATCAATAAATACCTTACTTTGCCTCGCCCCAAGTCTTGCCAATGTCACCTTCGACCAGACCGCGTTGAGGTATATTTTTAAACAAAGACGTTGCGGCCCATCGCATTGTCTCAAGCATCAGTGCCAATGTTTCTTCAGCGTGTTCATCAGGAACTTCCGCAATCAGTTCATCGTGAACAACGTGAACCAGATAGGCTGGAATATCCCCCCAACATTTGGGGAACTTGCTAAGAGCCAACAGCATTATCTCTGCCGCACCGCCTTGGCACGGCGTGTTGATTGACTTGGTAAAAAGCTGAGTAGATTTGAACGGAGCGTATACCCGTCCTTGCGGTGTCCATAAGAACCCGCTCCTGTCAGCCCTTTCCCGTGTCTTTCGTATCCAATCCCTGAGACCTGTATAGAGGTCCAACACTTCGTGCTGAATTCTACCAGCCTCATGGACTGTGGTTGGATGCCCGTTAGTAGTCAGCACCTGTGCTAGACCCCTTGGACCCTGACCAAATAGAAGACCAAAGATGCAAGCCTTTGCGGCCTGACGCATCCACTTTCCCTCACCAGCTTTGAAGTAATCGTCACCGGTCTCGTTTGGATAGTCACCTTTGAAGCAGTGACGGGCGGTCAAAGTGTGAATATCCAAACCGTCTTCTATCGCGTCCAACAAAACCTTGTCTTTTGACAAAGCCGCTGGGACGCGAACTTCGATTTGACCATAGTCACACACCACCAGACTATGGCGGTCTTTGGATTTAAAAAGATGTCGGAACTCTGGCGTGGCATTAATAGTTTGCAGTGCCGGTTCTGTTACGCTGAAGCGTCCTGTTTCCGTGCCACCGATGCGAAAGTTTGCGTGTATACGCTGAGATACAGGGTTAACAAATCGTGTAAACTTCTCACCCAATGTGCTGTTATTTTTCTTTGCATCAGCCCATTCAGCAAGTGCCAGCAACGGTGGTCTAAACTCTTCCACAAGTTGAGTAATGTTTTCGAGAACCTCAACCTTGCCAACCTTTAACTGACCTGTGTCTGTCTTCGGCCAGTTGTCTGTAGTATATGGCTCACGTAACATCAGGTGATACCGCAACCAATTCGCAACTTGGGTTGTGCTGGCTGGGTTCTCAACGATGGGTGCGCCGTCCGCGCCACAAGAACTGAACAACTCAAGAGACTTCTGTCTACCTTCTGTGTCTCTGTCTGCCATGTCTACACACAGCTTCTCATGAGCCGTGCTGTCAAACCCTATGCCGTTGGTCATGACCTCGTTGACCGCTCTGATACTGGAGCGCATAAGATTATAGACCCATTCACATTCTTCGTAAGGTGTGCGCTTGCTGTCCTTGACCAACGCAAGCTGGGCCTCATGTAACAACCAAGTAGCTACCACGTCACCAGCCGCATACCGGACTTGCTCTGTGTCTAGCTCTGGCTTAGACCAATCGGATGCCTGTTGTTCTTTGCTAGGTTCTTTATCCAGAACAACGCGACATCTTTCGGCCAGCGTCTTCCGCTCTGTTGTAAGAGATACAAGGGCCTGTGCCTGAAGCAATGTGCAATGCGGATGTCTAAATGGTATGATGCCATGCTGTGTCAGCATCTTCACATCGAACTGTGCGTTATGAGCCAGCCACACAACATTGTACAAGTTGAGTAGACGTTTACCTATCTCATCAAACTTACCCAGCGACACAGCCCAGCGGTCTATTACATGCACCGCCCCCATGCCATCATATATCTGGAGAAGTCGGACTTGTCCTGTACCTACATTCAGCCCTGCCCGTTTCACATGTCTGGCTATGTCATTCAGTATGCTACGTGCATCGTCCATCTTATCTTTGACGGACTGTCGGTCTGCCTTTTGCTGGTCAGTCAGCTTGGCAATGACAGGAAACTTCTCAAACTCCTCGCGGATTTTGTTGTAGGTTTCCTGTTCAGAGCGGTACTTGTCTAGAAGAGACATGACAGCCGCTGTCTCAACATCGACAGACAAAAGCATCGGGTCCATCTGTGTATGGAACTTCAGCTTCTGTTCAAACTCTTCAAGCATGATGTCTACGTCAGCATCCGTAGTGATGAAGTTGAGTTCAACACCATGCATAAAGTCATGATATTTTGGAGTGGCGGCTGTCTCACCGCCCCCCAATACGTCCTGTAAGTCTGCCATGTCTATTCCAGAGGGATGTCTTTAGATGCAGATGAACCTTCGGTAGACGCTGTCTCTGTCTGGACAGGCGGCTGGTCATCTGGTGTCACCCACCGAGAAATTTCCATAGCAGGGATTTGCACCTTGCCATACTGACGATGCTTGTAATGGTCGGCAAAGAACTTCACCACCGGCACCTCGTTATGATGTGCGCCAGTGCGAACCTCTTTAATCCACTGCTTAATCATCTCGCCAGTTGCACGTTGCGCTCCATTGGATGAGCCGGTGAACTGGGCATAGATGTTTCCTTCCACACCCATGCTTGGAAGGATGTTCATTTGGAAGCGGACGTTCTTTGACCAGCCATCATTCTGCTGAGTAAAGGGTCCGTGGTCTGGCAACATGTCCTGTGATGCCATGTCTTCACCAAGGCCATACCAGATTTCATCTACGAGTTGGCCATCCTTCCAGCACACCCAGCCGAACTGGATATTTGGTAGGTCCGGCACAGCCTCAAAGCTGTTGTCTGGAAAGGTATCTTCTTCGCGCCCAATGACCCACTCACCTTTCTTGAACTTGATATACTGCATACCACCACTGGTTAAATCAGCGGTTGCAGTCTCAAGAGAGTTGGCAAGGGCGTCAATGTTTGCTACATCAAACTTAGGGGTTACAGCTAGTTGTGACATCTCTATTCCTTTTTGTTCTATGTCTGTGTCTAGATTAAGTGCGTAAAGTGACAGAGAGACGGGGTGTGTATTCGCCCTCCGTTTGAAAGTCGCTAGGTTGTAGCCCCGCTTTTTCAAACTTCTCTTTGTCGTAACGCGGTGGTGATTTCTGTGCGTACACAGAAACCGAACCCCAGTCAGCTTTCACCTTCTTGGTGTCTGCTTCTGAGAGAACCTCTTTGATTTCCTGTTCTACATCACGCACCTTCTGCTCATTGTCCTTCTTATCGGAGACAAGCGCGGCACGTTTGGTAGCCAGTTCATACAGGCGTTGTTCAACAGCCTGTTCATAATTAGATTTTTCTTCGGTGGGCAGTGCGGCAACAAGGTCACCGTTACATTGTCTGCGCCAAGCACAGTACTGACACTCGTCACCGCCCATCAACTTGCCCTCTGCCATAGGTAGTTTCTCTGGTGAGTACCAGTTGAATACTTCAAGGCTTCTGGCACGTAGACCGTCAGCTATCTTCTGGTCAAACGGTATAATGAAAGTCTTTATCTGCGAATAGAAACTGGCATTCACATATGTGATCACAGCATGTGTTGGCTCGTACTCTGTAAGACGGCGAACTAAGTCCATGCCTTGTTGACATTGCAGTGCGTGTACATGTTTTGGTTCTTTCAAGAAATCATACGGGCGCGGGTCAATAGATTTTATTTCATTGTAAACGCAGTTGGTCAGAACATCCGTGCCATCTACATTGAGCGGAAACAAATCCTTGGATACAAACAGTCCGTCCGGTGTGGCAGACTGATAAGCCAGCTTGTCCACTAGTGTCTGTTGACCCTCGTCTGTGGCCCAAAGTAACTGGATGTCATCTGGCAGACTGTGTTGCAAACCTTCGACAACCCAGTCTTCCATTGCATTACCGCGCTCTGCCGCACCGTAGTCTTGCACAAATCCGGTGTCTGGATGAATGTTATGCTTATCATAAACAAGTTTGCGCTGACACTGACCCACCTCAGATGCGCCAACTGTCATGGAACGGTCGTGTCCACCCCAAGTCTTGCTCTCTGATTTGCGGCTAATGTTTGATAACAACATGGCCTTTGGGTCTAGTTTAAAGTCATCCATCCTCATCATCGTCCTTATCTATTAGGTGTGAGTAATCACAAATCGGATTTGGTTTAGTTGGCGCAAAATACATGGCAAATTTACCGGCATCTGTAGGCGGGTGTAGTCTCTCACATGTATCGCAGAGCCTTTGTATTGCGGCATGTTGTGCGGTAAAGTGTTCCCCTA